AGCGACAGGATGCCGTCGGTGGAGCCACCGGCACACAGGTCGTAGATCGTCTCCGACGGTGCACACCAGCCACCGGCCGCGACCAGCGAGCCGCCGGGCAGGCGGGACTCACGGGCAGCGAGGTTGAGCACCTCCATGTCGTCGGAGTGCCGGTCGATGGTCAGTTCGGGGGGGAAGTCCAGCCGGAACGACGCGACCCCGTAGTGCTGCAGGTTCTCCGAAGAACCGTCGCCGGTGGGGGTGCCGAACCCGCGCATCCGGTTCACCAGCGCGGTGCCGACCTCGGTCATGTCCGGGATCTTCGAGCCGGTCGCGAACTCGGGTACGTCGGCGGCGGCGGTGATCACGACCGGAGCGAAGGTGGGGGCGGGCTTCACGGGCCGCTTCACCTTCTTGGAGAGCGCGACCACGTTGGAGCGGGCGGCGGCGGGGACCGGCTCGTCGACGACCTCGACGACCTCCCCTTCGACGACCTCACCCTTGGGCTCTTCGGCCTCTTCCTCTTCCTCTTCTTCCTCTTCGGTCTCTTCCTCCGGCTGGGTCTCGGTGGCCTCGGGAGCGAACCGGGTCCGGAGAGCGGCGGCACGCTCGGCGAGCGCGGTAGCAGCCTGCTCGCGGTTGCCCTGCTCGGCGATCAGCGCGTCCAGGTGGTCGGCGAGTGCTTCCGCTTCGTCGACCTGGGCGGCGGTGGGTGTTTCGAGTTCGGCCAGCGCAACGAACGCGGCCCGCACCTCAGCGGCGTACTCGGCCAGAGCAGCATCGTCGAGGCTGGTGAAGTTCAGGTTGAGGTCCACGAGTGGCTCCTTGGTTCGAGACTGGTCGTTGGGCGCTACGCGCACTCACCGTCACCGGGCACCAAGGCCACTGGACTAGATCTGCCAGGAGCGTACCCCCCCGACAACGGTGGAGTCACCCGATCGGGGGGTCTAGTTACTAGAGTGGTCTAGCCCTTCGAGCGGACCGTGATGGTGCCGCCGCTGTTCCGGATCTGCGCGGCCCGTGCCTCCACCTCGGTCCGGTACACCTTCGTCTGACCGTTGAACTGGTACACCCACTCCTTGGCCTGACTCTTTCCCCCGCAGTTGCAGGCCACGACTACTTCCCTTCCACTCGGTCGCGCAGTAGCCGCATCCGGTGTCGCCGGTGCTTCCGGTCCGCGATCGCCTTCTCCACGCTCGCCGCCAGCACCTCCAACACGTCACCGTCGGGGTCGTGGATCGCCCCGGCCGCCACCAGGGAGGTCTGGCGGCCTCCCTCCACGCCGACCGACACGACCGGGAACCCGCCCACGTTGCAGGCGAGCGCTGCGACGAGTTCCATCTGTCCGGAGCGGATTTCGCGCCAGTCCCCGGAAATGTCGGAGGCGCGGAGGGCGACGATCTGTTCCTCGGTGGTCCCGGGTCGGATCCACCCGGCACACCAGATGCCGTGGTCGTCCTCGCCGATACACACGTCGGCCACCGCAGCGGAGGTCGCGTCATAGTGCTCCACCGCCACCTGGGGGCGGAGCCGATGCCCGGCGTGCCCGCCACCGAGCGAGATAACGCCGGTACGGGCCACGCTTCCGTCGTCGAGCAAGACGCGCCCGGTGGCGAAATAGGCGTATCCGGATGCGGAGGTTGGAGGCGCGACGCACACGCCGTCGAAGCCGATATGACATGTCTCCCACTCCGCTAGGTGGCCGAACACGCGGCCTTCCTCAGTGACGGTCAGGTGGGTGGGACCCGGCAACTGCGGGTCGGCGAACCATCCGGCGGGCGCCTTCGGACCACCGGCGGCGACCAGCGACACCGCTGGGGCCGGGTCGCCCTCCCGGTCCATGCTGTGGTGCTGACCGGGCCAGATGCCGAGCGCGTCGTGGTGCCATTGGGCGCAGATCTCGTTGAGGAACCGAGCATCCTCCGGGGAGTTCTTGGCGATCTTCTCGCCGACCAGCACCCGGCACCGGTTGAAGTCCCCGGGAGCACCCCAGGCGATCTTTGCGTAGCCCTCTTCGCCGGGCCGAGTCCAGTAGTCGTGGATCCGCTTGGTCTCCTTCGGGTGCGTCAGCCAGCCCTTGCCGCGCTCGTCCCACCAACTCTTCGGGTCGACGAACTCTTCGGTGTCTTCCGACCACGACTCGGGAATGTCCACGTCGGGGCAGCCGAGCCGCGCCTTCTGGGTCTTGATGTGCTTCTTGGTGGCGGCCGGGTCCTTGGCCCTGCCGATCGCCTGGATCGCGTTGCGGAGGTCTTCGCAGTCCTCGATCGGGTAGGAGTCGGTGCCGGGGACGGTGTGCGCCTTCTTGCGCTGCTTGGGGGTGTAGTCCTTGAACCGCTCCTCGGGTGCGGCCTCCTTCTTCTTCGCGCAGGCTTCCGGGTCGTAGGCCGGGGACTCTTCGTCGCACACGTCCTCGTCGTCCATCTCACCTTCGGCCTCCCACGGGCCGAGCGCCACGAACGCCTCCGCGAACGCGGGGATGGAGACCACCGAGGCGGACGCGATCCGGGCCGAGGTGAAGGTGACCTTGCCGTCCTCGGCACCTTCGCCCAACTCGAACTCGGCGTCGTCGGCGTCCACCGATACCCCGAACTTCCCGAACTCGGCGATCAGACCGATCACCTCGTCGGCTTCCGGGGTAGATAGGAAGGTGCCGGAGGCGTTCATCATCCCGTCGACCCGTTCGATCGACTGGATCTTGCCGACCACCACCGAGCCGTCGTGGCCCTGTTCGGTGGACTTCTGCCAGGTCAGCGGGATCGGCAGGTCCCGGAACCGGAGCGCCCCTTCGGCGAACCGGCGGCCGTCACCGGACCACACCCCTTCGGGAGCGAGGACGCCGTGCCAGGGCAGTGGACCAGGGATGACCTGTTCCTCCGTCTCGGCCTCGACGGTGGCCGGGTCGCCGTTGAAGGTGATGGTCATGCTCCCGCCCGAGGTGCTGTTGGTGGTGGTGGTCATGGTCGCTCCTTGCTTCGTGAACGTGGCGTCTTCGGCGAGTAGCGGCGCCAGGGTGCAACGGCAGTTGATCCAGAGTTCGATCGGGGCGGACGGGTCGCCGGGGTAGAGCATCGGGACTCCGGCCACGTCGTACGGTTCGCCGGGGGGACGCTGCTGCCCTTCCACATCCTGATGTGCCTCCCGGACATCCTTGTCGTGCATGGTCACCCACTCCATCACCAGGAACTCTTCGTCGGTGGCGGCGGCGGCCTGGGTGGCGGCATTCAGGATCGCGGTGGCCAGCCACACGCTGACCCGCTCCACGGTGTTGTGGTCGGGGTCGCTGGTCTTGTCCAGGGTGGGTTTCAGGGAATCGGTGAACTCGGCGGCGGTCGGCCGCACCGGGGGGCGTCCACCCTCATCGCGGAACACCCGGAGGTATTGCCGGGCGACCTCGGTGAGCAGGTCGTTGTACCAGCCTTCCACCGGGTGGGCGTCCATCGCGGTCTGCACGAACGGGAACAGGTCGGTTTCCAGGGTGTCCTGGTCGCCGCGCCGTTTCGCGACGAACTCTTCGATGGACAGGGTGATCATCGGTGACCTGCCAGAGTGAGCCATTGGGTGAGCCGGTCCCGATCATGCGGGGAGCCTTCGGCGATCAGGGAGGCCACGTAGGAGTTGAGCACCGGCACGATCTCTTCGGGGTCGGCGATCCCGTTCAGCACCTGGGGTGCACACGACCAGGCGTCGGAGAGAAGCGCGGCGGCGTTGCCGTTGGCGCGTACGAACAGGTGGGTTTCGTAGGCGGGGACCCCCGGCGGTTTCGCACCGCCCTGCCGGAGCCGGTTCCCGGCCCGCTCCAAGGCCCGGTAGCAGAGTGCGTCGGCGGCGGCGACCAGCGCCGACTCGCCCGGAGTGCGAGGCCGGGTGGGGTGCTCTTCCAGGGAGGGCGGCGGTTGTGCCTCCCTCGGCGTTCCGCCACCGCCGGGGAGGGAGATCCCCAGCATCCCGAGCGCGGCGCCGACCTGCTCGGGAGTGGAGGACCCGGAGGCCACCTTCACCAGCAACCAGCGGGTGAACTCCTGCGGGTCCGGGGCGTCATCCTCGTCGAAGCCGTTCTCCCGACGGAGCGCCTCGTTGGTGATCAGGCCCCGGTCCCACAACTCGAACGCCTCCTTGGACCGGTCCGGGCGGAGCCGGAGCGCGGAGGTGTCGTAGATCACCAGCAGGGTGGACTTCTCGTCGAGCGCGGGTCGCAGGTAGCCCATGGTGAGCGCGTTCACGATCACGTCGAGCATCGGCTCCACATGCATCTTGATGGTGGCCTCTTCGACCTGCCAGGCGCCCCAATGGCTGATCCCGTTGGAGGACCCGCCGCCCGTCCCCGTATTGCTGCTCATACCCAGCACCTGTTCGGGCGGCAGGTCCATTCCGAGCGCGAACCGACGGATCGCCTCGTTGCGGAGGTCCATCGAGTGGGCGTCGAGTTCGGTCCAGAAGGTCATCAGCCGGGCCTTGTCGATCGCCTCGTCGGGCGCGGTGACCACGATCGGCACCACACCTGCCGGTGATCCCGGGTCTTGGATCGGGGTCATCATCGCGTCGGCCAGGGTCAGCATAAACAGGTCGGCGTCGCTGGTGGCCTGGATCTCTTTCCCGTCCTGGGCCGGTGGCTGCGGGAACGTCATTCCCTGCGGCATCATCAGGATTCCGGCCCCGGCCAGTCGGGAGGTGACCTGAGCGAACACATGCCGGGTGAGCCATTCGATCTCGGAGAGGATCGGCAACAGCGCCTTGAACGGGGAGTCGGCTTCCATCCGGCGCCCGGGAGCCGGGAGCCATATCCGGATCACCACATCCTGATCGCTGAGGTTGACCGGTGGCCGACCGTCGCCGTAGTCGATCTGCCACCGGTCCCCGGAGACCTTCATTTCCAGACAGGAGACGATCTCCCACACGTCGGTGCCGTCTACGTTGCGGCCGACCAGGTATGCCTCCCCGGCGATGGTGAGGTGCTGGCCGAGTGCTTCCAGCATCTCCTTCTGCCCGTTCTTGCCGTTGAACAGGTCAGTGAGGGCGGCGTAGCCGGGGCCGGAGGACTGTTCGTAGTAGGTGCCGTCCCGATATTCGGCGACCATGAGCATCGCCCGGGAGCAGGCATTCCCGAAGAACTTCGCCGCGAATCGGGCCTCACCACAGATCGCATAGTGGCGGTAGCACTCGTTCTGCCAGTCCTGGCTCGGCCGGTAGATACGAGCCATCTTTCCGGGGTACCGGGTCGCCGAAGCCACCAACGAGGTGGAAGGAATGACAACCGGGGGCTCACTCCGACGACGAGGCATCACTGGCTCCTGACCGGGGAACTTGATGTGGAGTCTCCCACAACGAGGCGGAGTGGGGCTCCGGTCTGTGCCACCGATTCGCGGACGCAGCCCCGGACCGCCACTGATGGGGGGTATGCGCGACCCGGCCGCTGGTGGTGATGCACTCCTCACCGGGTGCCGCGCCGCAGGTCTGACAGGGGTATTCCAGTGCGATCTGCCGCCACTCGATCATGGCTCTGCCGTTTCGTCGTAGGCCACGATGATCGCGGCCAGATAGGAGCCTGCCCAGATCCCATTGATCAGCCACCAGGTCCAGTGCAGGTCAGACAGCCACATCCAGCCGACCATCCCGATCGCTAGGTACGGGCAGAGGCAGAACGGGCATTCCCAAAGACCCCGCCAGTCGGAGTCCTCTTTGTACAGCGACAGGATCCGGGCCCGGATCTCCTTCATCGGCGGGAAGTCGTCGAAGATGATGAGTCGGGCGGTGCGGGCCACCGAGACGATCGCTACCGCGACGGCCAGCCACATGTTGCTGGTCAACGTGTCGTACACGGGGTCCTTCTCTAGTAACTAGAGTCTCAACCGACCACCCGGAGGTGCCGGTTCTCCGGAGCCCGGCGCCCAGACAGTAGACGGTTCGGGTCGGCCACGTTGGCGGGCATCATCTGCCGTGCCAGATCGGTGGCCGCGTGCACCAGCGCGTCCAGCCGGTTCGGTGAATCACCGTGGCCGGGCACCCAGGTAGTGAGTTCCTCTTCGAGCAGCGCCAGATCACCCCGCTGCCCGACATGGAACACCTTTCCTCGTTCGTAGAGGGTCACGATCGGTTCCGCCCGGATCACCTTCCCGCGCCGGGACTGCACCGGCTTGATGCTGGCGCCGGTGTAGCCCGCGTTGTGCAGCACGAAGGTGACCATGTCGTTGCCGAAGTTCTTCTCGGGGACGATCCGATCGGCGGCGAAGTCGGTGTAGCAGCCGTTGACGCGGCGGCCCCAAGTGTCAGGAGTGTATCGACCCGACGAGTCGTCGAGGACATAGAGATTCTTCTCCCGGTCGATACCGATGGTGATGATCCCGGTCTCGTCCGACTTGGGGTTCGCGGTTCCGGCGGGGTCGACACCGACCACCACCCGCTCCAACTGTGGGGCCTCGTCGACCCACTGGAACATGTCCCAGGTCCACAGCGCGCCTTCCACATCTTCGAGGACTTCGCCGTGGAGTTCCTGGCGACCCAGCCGGGTGCCTTCGTACCGGTCCAGGATGGTCTGCTTGAAGGTGTCGGCGAGGTTGTCCAGGTTGGCGTAGGTGGAGACCCGGTGCACGATCGTGGAGGGGTTGGCGATCAGGTCTTTCACGAACCGGGTCGGTTTCGGGGTGGAGGTGGCGACCACCTTCGGCTGGATCGGCTTCCCGTCCATTCCTTCCTTCATCCGGAGCCCGAACAGCAGGTTGTCCCACACTTGTTGGGCGAGCGGGAAGTGGGCGGGCTCGTCGGCCCATCCGAACCCGGAGTTGGGGCCACGGAGCCGGTCCGGCTCTTCGGCGGAGAATCCTTGGCCGATGCAGCCGTTCGGCCAGGTCAGTTTCTTCTTGGACGGCTCCCAGAGCGGCACCTTCCCGGGTGGGGAGGTGGCCAGGATGCCGGAGACGCCCTCCACCATGGTGTCCCGGAGGTCGGGGCCGGTGGCGGCGACCAGGGCGATCCGGGGGACTCGTTCGGCGACCCGGTGGGTGATCTCGGCTCCGGCGCGGGTCTTTCCGGAGCCGCGTCCGCCGGAGAGCAGCAGGGTGAGCCAGTTCGCCGACCAGCGGGGTGGTCGCTGGTCGGCCCTGGCGTGCGGCCACTCGAAGGTGTCGTGGGGTTTCCCGTCACAGACGGGGTTGGTGCAGTAGAAGGGCCGCCAGGAGTTGGACTGGTGCTCGCGGAGGAGTTCCAGGGCTCGCTGTTGGGATTCCGGGCGCCAGTTCCGGAATGCTTCCAACTCCGGGAACTCTTCCGGCACCGGTGCCTCCGTTGATCAGCCTCGCTTCGGCTCACCATAGCGGGTGAGCGCCTGGCAGGTGACGCGGTGCCGGTTCAGGCAGTCGGTGCAGAAGAAGCCGCCGTGCAGACGGGTCGCTCGGGTGCCGATGGTCAGGGTCTTTCCGCAACCACCGGCGCACTTCTGAGTCCAGCGCACCTTCTGCACGCCCCTATCGTACCCACCTGCCACACTCCGAAACTCACACCACCTCTTCGATCGTGTTGGCGGGTCCGATCCGCTGCTGCCCCCCGGACTGGTTCACCCGGACGCTGTACCGGTTCATGGTGCCCTCGGCCGGGTCGTAGAGGTGGGCGGACGGACCACGCGGAGTGGGGAGGTCGGCGAGCAGTTCCTCCAACGGGATCCCCAGATCCCGGGACAGCGCCTCGGCGATCGCGTGCTGACAGTAGACGGTGTTGGAGACGGTTCTAGTTACTAGACACGCCCGATAGATCAGGTGAGGGGTCGCGGCGCTGGTAGTGAACTGGATCTTCGCCCGGTTCGGGAACCCTTCTCCGGTGAGCCGGAACGGCATCAGGTGGCCTCGATCTCTTCGACTTCCCCTTCGATGATGTCGTACTCGACGACACCGGGGTTGAGGGTCTGGATCACCCGGGCAGCCCAGGCTTCCAGTTCGTCCTGGGTGGGGTTGTGCACGACCACCTCGGTGGGGGCATCCAGGCCGAACAGTTTCCGGTGATCGGCGATCAGGTCCCGAGCCCGGGTGATCGCGGTCAGGTGTTCGGGATGGTCGGGGTTGATCGCCTTCGGCCACACCCCTCGGATCAGGCGTTCCAGGCGGGCGTTCGCCATTTGCCGCATCTTCTCCCGGTCTTTCGGGTTGGC